CGCTACATCGGCAGCACGCTGCATCGCTTTCTCGGTAAGCTCAAGTGCGGTACGCTGCTCGATTCCCGACCCCTGCAGCAGTGCGCCCATCTTGTTTGCGGCTGCAAGGTACTCGGACTGCGCTATTCCGAGATTCCTGTAAGCTTCTTCGCCTGTTTTCTGAATGGACGCCGCGTATTCACCGAACACCGCCTCTGAACCGCCGAGGTTCTGCTCGAGCTCCCCGAATTTTTGGACGACATCTTTGCCTAACTTGATAGCCGCAGCTCCTGCGGCAACGACGACGGTTCCGATAGCAGCGCCTATGCTTTTCAGGATGCTGCCGAACTTCTCAAACTTTTCACCTGCGTTATCCGCGCTTTTGCCTGTGTCGTCAAGCTCGCGTTCCATCTCGTTGAGCTCTGCTTGAGCTTTGTTCAGCTGGATCTGCCAGTTTTGCGTGCGGCGGTCATTTTCTCCAAACGACTCTGAGGCGTTTTGCAGGGCAGAGCGAAGGGTATCTATCTTTTTCCGCTGCAGGTCGATTTCTTTTGTGAGTACCTCATTACGCGCCGTTACCGATTGAATCGACTTGTCGTTTTTGTCAAACTGGCTGGTTACGAGCGTCATTTCGCTGCCAAGCACTTGAAAAGACCGGTTAATGTCCGAGAGCGCTTTCTTAAACTCCCGCTCTCCTTCAATTCCGATCTTTAACCCAAAATCGTCTGCCATGCTATCACCTCCTCTTAAATACCCGGCGGGATAATATCGTCAATCGTTCTGATCTCCTTCGGCTTTTCAATCCCAAGCCACTGCTTGTGACAAGCCCACAAGTCAAGAAACAGCCCAATGGGCATAAGCCAGAATTCCTCTGTGTCCATGCCCATCTGGACTGTTCCGTAGTAGAGAAGCCGGGTAAAGATTTCTGCATCGCTCGTGCAGAGATTCGTTACCCGACTTCCACGTTTTTTGGGCTTTCAGCGCCCTCACTTTCCACATTTCGATTAGTACCCTTGAGCATCGCCTCGGTGATTGCGTCTTTGTATTCAGCCAAGTCAAGCGGAGATGTTAAAAGCTCGACTTCTTCTTCAGTCAACAGCTGCTTGGGCGGCTCATTTTTGTTTTTAAGGTTATGGATCATGATAGATTGGTTAGCAAGTAGTGTTATGAGCCAGACTATTTCGTCGAGCGCCATCTCGAAGCTTTCATTTTTCATCAGCTTTTCGCCGAGGTTCTCGAGCCCTCCATACCTGCGGGCGATCTCCTTTGTCGCTCTAGTGGTGAGTATCAGCTCAAGCTCTTTTCCGCCGATATTGATTACAGCGCTTCTATCATCGCTCATTTATCATGACCCTCCGCTTATGACTCAGGCGTGTAGGCCGGCTCATAAACTGTCGTAAACCAGCCGGTTATTGTCGCGGGCAAAACTCCTTCGTCGCCTTCGGTTACTTCCGCTTTCCACGGATGCTTGCCGGAGCTGTCTGGCTTATTCCTTCGCATGACAGTACCCTCGATGGTCGGGGTGGAAAAGGTAATGGAATCCGACTTGGTCTGAAGGTTTGTTGCCGGAAGTCCGAACTGGACGCGGTAGAGCCAAAAATATCTGTACATACCGTTTGCTTTTCTCGCCCGAAATCCTACCGCGACAGGCGCGCCTATACTCTCGCTTGATGTGATGAGCACGCCATTGCTGTCAACTGTGGCGCCGGTCAAGTCAGCGGCAACAGCCGGGCCAATATCGTCCACGCCGAGCGTAAGCGTGCCGTTGTTGAAGTCTTTTACAACTTCGGCGGCACCGTCATCGGCGTATAAAATCGCTTCGACAAGGTCGACCGAAAGCTCTGCGGTTATTGCTTTGGCGAGTACCTTGGGCGTTGCATAGGTTTCATAGCCGCTTGAGTCCTCGGTTATTTTAGCATAGTAAAGGCTGTCAAGGCCGATGGTTGCCATGTGTTAGCCCTCCAATCCGTATGTTTTAGATACATCTATGGCGTAATGATGGTATCCGGTATCATCTTCATGCTCGATATACCTCCGCTCGGTTATGGTGAAATCAGCATTGAGCAGGGCTGCTGTAATCTGCTTTTTTCTCTCGGTATAATTTCCTTTTGAAAACAGAGAAATCCGGACTTCCTGTACATCATACCCGGGGCGGTTGTCGGCATGCAGTTCAAATATGTCTGTCAGCGGGGTAAAGACGAGGTACTCGTCAGGCGGAGTGTCGCTAAAAACACCGGTCTCGACAGGAATGCCGAGAGGCAGTAGCGCTTCATTTAAGTCCGAGAGTATGCTCATAATTTGCCGATCTCCTCGTCCAGCTTCGCTTTCATAGCTTCAATGCATTGCTTTTTTACAGCACGACTAGCGGGCTTCAGAAACGGTTTTGGTGGCTGGCCGGATTTCCCGTACTCAATAATGTTGGCAATTTTCGCGTTGCTGACGCCGTCGCGGCGCGGCTCGGAAAATCCGACCTTTACATTGTGGTTTCCGCCTTTGTCCTGCTTGGCAGGCGAAAGCCCGAGCGACTGCGAAAGCTGACCGGTGGAACGCGAAGGATACTCGGTGCCGCGCCCTATTACGGAGTTCAGATTGGTTTTTAATTTTTCAAGCACAACTTCGCCGCCGGCTTTAAGCACGCGGGGTATGATTACGTCGGTTTTCTCGTTCAGCCGTGATACCTTCATAAGAAATTCTTCAGGCATCTTAACGCTAACTTGAGCCACTGGGCTTCACCTCCTTTGCAAGCGCTTCAATGTACATTCCGCGCCCTTTGACATCTTCCACCGAGGTAATTTCGAACCGCCCTCCGTCACAGACGATAACCATTGCCGTAGTGACGGTGGCGCCCGGAATGCTTCGGAAACGGAAAAGGTCGGTGGCTTCCGAAAATGAAGCTCTATTACGCCACTTTTCGGTGCCGTGCCGGCCTTCGCGGTATGCTCTTACTGATGCTATGATATTATCGGATTTAGTTGTAAAGCCTTCCGAGTCCTTTACAGACACAGATTCAATAATGTCGATAAAGGTGTTCATCTTCCCGAAACTCATAGATTACACCTTCCAGTCCCTGTCGAGCCGAAGCAGCATGTTTACAGTGTTCCATACCTGCTGTCCAGCTTGCACATTGTCGGCAAAAAAGCCGGCTGTCGAGCCGTCCCTGCTTTCGTAGAAATGGCTCGACAGCATTATTACTGCCTGCTCTGTGGTCGGAGGCATTGTATGTTCGGAGTAATATCCTTCCGGCACATGCTGGTAGCTTTCGGCGTATGCGACGGCAGCCTTGATATAGTGCAGCAGCAGTTCGTCGTCCGCATCATGTGAAAGGATCAGGTTTGCCTTAACCTTAGGCAGCAGATTGTCGGTTGTCATAATTCCGGTTCATTTTCGTCTGCTGCCATCAGCCCCGCCGCTTTGAGTTTGGCAAGCAGGGCATTAAAATCGGCAACAAGACCGGCCACATCTTCCGCTGTGCTGTCGGCTTGGTTTGTCGCTGCCTTTACAAGCCCGTGTGTCAATTCCGTAGCATCTGATGGGTATGCCGGAGCATAGAGCCTGCCGTCCTCGCCTATCTTTATCTCAACAGTGTCGCCTTCGCCTGCAGCGGCTGCTTTGACTCCGCCTAGTGAATCCTCAGTTGCGGGAAGCAGCGGGTCGGCGGAGAGCCCTGTAACAGTGGCGCCCGGAAGGATTTCCAGAGTGCCGCCTATCGTCCATTTATCTCCGCCCTGCGCCATGTAGTTTTTTGTGTTGTATCCCACTGTTTAAACCCTCCCTTAAGCATGCTGCTGAAGCACTTTGATTGCCTCAGGCAGTATCAGCTTGCCGTCAACTCGCTGAGTGGCGACAAATCCGACCTGACCGGTCACGGCATAAAGCTCGTTAAGCCGTTTGAACACTCGGCCTTGGCGGTCTGCAACCCAATAGTAGCCGAAATCGCCGAAAACAATGGTTTTAGCGCTTGCCGCTATTGCGGGCATATATGCCGAGGTATATACAGGCCGGTTGAGAATCGTGTCGGGCGTGCCGGCTTGTACGGACGGCTGCCAGAGGTACATGCCCTGACCGTCCTTCAGCTTGCGTATCGCTTTCACAGTTGAGTCATTCATAACAAAAACAGCCCGGTTCCTGTAAGGCGCTTTGAGGGAGTAGAAGAGGTCGAGCACTTCATCCATGGTTATAGCCGCAGCGCCTGCAGTCGTCACACCTACCTGCGCTCCGCCTGTTGTTGCAAGTATGCCTGTAGGCTTGCCGGAGCCGTCGCCGGTAAAGAAAGCTTCCTCCTCTTTGTTTCCGATACGGCGTGCGAACTCCCTTGATATGTAGGCTTCGAGGTCGAACACTGAATCGTTAAGAAGCTCTTCAGAGACTTTTATCAATGTCGCAAGTTTATATGCCCCAATCGATACCTGAGTGAAGCTGTCGTCGCTTTCCGGAATAGTGCCTTCTTCATCGACCCACGAGGCGGTTCCTTTGGTAGCGACGACAGGTATCTTGCGGTCACCGGAAGCGGTAGTGATGACATTGGCAATCCTGCGGAAGATGTTCTCCTCTTCAAGTGCTTCTACCAGCGTGCGTTCGTACTCGTCCGGGACAAGGTACCCGCCTTCGCTATCGGTACCGATTTGAAGTGCGTTTTTGACATTGAGGTCTAGACCCTCACCGGCGCGGGTACGCATCGCGTTCCAGAACGCTTTAGTGTACTCTGCAGATGCACGCCCGGTCTTTTCTTCGCCTTGTTTGGACGGTGTATTTGTGATTGGCGTGCTTGTAGCGCGGGAGAGTTCGAGGTCAATTACAGCCTGCCGCTCAAGACGTTCAATCTCTTTGCCTAGCGCTATTACGTCGTTTTCCATTTTCTCGTATGTGGCGGCATCTTCCGGGGACAGAAGCCCATCACCGCCGCGTTTTGATTCGAGGAACGCTTTTGCCGCGTCCCATGCTTTGGCGCGCTTTTCGCGCAGCTCAAGAATTGTATTCATAAGTTTTTCCTCCTGTTTTGTTTAGTGGTTAAGAAGAGACAATCGCTTTTCAAGTGCCTCTATCGGTATGCCTTCCTTTTTCTTTTTCGGTATACGGTCAATAAGCGAAGCGGTTACCGCCATGCGAGAAAATATCATACTATCAGTAGTTATCGGTTCTTCATCGCGGAACAAGATCTTGTCGGCAAATCCAAGCTCGATAGCTTTGTTGGCGTTCATCCATGTCTCGGCATCCATCAGATGAGATATCCTTGTGCGAGACAACCCGGTTTTTAGCTCATAAGCATTGACGATGCTTTCTTTGACTTCATCGAGCAGTGCCTTTGCCCGAAGCATTTCTTCGCTGTCGCCGATGGCTATGGTCAAAGGGTTGTGGATCATCATCATTGACACCGGCGACATATATACCTCGCTGCCTGCCATGGCGATAACGGAAGCCGCGCTTGCCGCCAACCCGTCGATCTTTACTGTGACTTTGCCGGGGTAGTCTTTGAGCATATTGTAAATCTGCGCAGCGGCAAACACATCGCCGCCGGGCGAGTTGATCCATACCGTGACATTGCCCGAGCCTGACAAAAGCTCATCTTTGAACAGTTTAGGCGTGACTTCGTCGCCCCACCATGTTTCGTCTGAGATAACTCCGTTTAGGAACAGCGTGCGATCCTCGCCGGTTTCATCTCGTACCCAGTTCCAAAACTTATTCACTGGCTGCTGTCCTCCTTTCCATAAAAATTACCCGCCTGTGAGAGCGGGAGCATGTTGCCATTGACAAGGTAAAGGTCTCCGCCCTCCTCGGCAGGTATGCGGTTCATGTCTTCAAGCTCGCGAATATCGTTTGCGCTCAGCCAGCCGTTTTGACGCGCTACGGCATAGCCGTTCATCCTGCTTTGGTAGTCGCCGCGCAGCAAGCCGTCAACATTAAATTTGACAAAATATGCCCGCTTCTCTGATGGTAAAAGCAGCGCTTTTTGGAGAGCCTGTTCCCAGCGCACCACCCATGGGTCAAGCGTATATTTAACAAATTCCAGAGACTGCTGCTCGATGTTTGAAAAGCTTGACTTTTCAAGATCTCCAACCATATGGGGAGGTACTCGGAATATCCGGGCAATTTCGTTTATCTGGAACTTTCTTGTCTCCAAAAACTGTGCCTGTTCGGGTGGAATGCCGATTGGCTGAAACTTCATTCCCTCTTCCAGAACTGCAATGCGATGAGCATTGGCACTTCCTTGATAAACAGCGTTCCAGCTTTCTCGCACCTTTGCCGGATCCTTTAATACGCCGGGATG